TGATCTAGGACTCGATCCACACAACCCATAAATACTATTAGCTTGGGAAGTTGACATGTCCGCTGAATGGTATAAGGAACAACCTTCCAATAGGAATTTTTTAAACCCTATTGGTTATATCCTCAAACTAGAAAAGTTTGCAGGAGTAGATTTCTTCTGCCAAGCAGCAAATGTCCCCGATGTTTCAATGCCAACTACGGAAGTTGCAAGTCGTTTTAGAAACTTGCCTATCTATCCTGGTGGTGGAGTAACATTCGGGGATTTTTCTGTGCGTTTTATTGTAGATGAAGAACTTAAAAATTATTATTCCATTCACTCTTGGATGCGTGATGTCGGTAATGCTGACCAAATGCCACGTACCACTCCAGAAGATGATATTTACACTGGTGGACAACTACATATTGTCACAAGTTCATACAACCCAGCTTTCGTTGTAGACTTTCAAAACCTATTTCCAGTAGCACTGACTAATTTACAGTTTGATGCTACAATAACTGATGTGGAGTATCTAACTGCGGAGGTGACATTCAAACACCAGCAGTTCTTCATTCGTGATAAAAATATGCAACCTTTATGAATTTTGAATCTCTTCGTAATAAATTTGACAAGTTAAGAGAACAATGGGCGGAAGATTCTGCTGTTGATTTTCAATTCAAGAATAAACAGTATACCACAGATTTGGGACAATTAGCACTTGACATCCCATTTCAACATAATAAATACTTAAACCATTACACTGACATCTCGCAGATCAAGACTTCGCTTGAATTTGAGATCCGTAAATTGGTTAGAGAAAAGCGTGAATACTATTCTGGAGAAGCAGACGCTAAAGTTTACGCCGCCAAACCATTTGGATCAAGCATTAAGACTTCTGAAAAAATGAAAACCTACCTTGAGTCTGATGATGAAATCATCAACCTTGAGGCGAAGATCAAATATCTCGACCAGATGTTGTACTGGTTAGATCAAGTCATGCGTCAAATTTCTAATAGAGGGTTCCAGGTCAAGAGTGCCATTGAGTGGGAGAAATTTGTAAATGGACAATGATGACCACCCTGAGTATTAGAAAGAAGAACGAAGTCTACATTACTATTAATTCCAAGGAACCACATGTCCATCACGAGTTGGCGGACTACTTTACCTTTGAGGTTCCTGAAGCTAAGTTTTTAAAAAAGAATCCCAGATACAAATACTGGGACGGAACTATTCGCCTGTACTCTCCTGGTACAGGTGAGTTGTATCATGGTCTGATGAAGCACTTGCAAGTGTGGGCAGACGAAAGACAATACACAATTGAATATGAAAAAAACGACTGGTACGGAGATGTATCTGACGATAATAAATTCGTGTCTCCTGCTGGCGTAAAAACTTTCATGGACAAAATTGTCCGCAAAGAAATCAAACCTCGTGACTACCAATATCGTGCAGTCTACGAAGCTATTAAATACAATCGTAAACTACTTCTTTCTCCTACGGGAAGTGGGAAGTCTCTGATGATCTATTCCCTCGTCAGATACTATACTGCTACCAACAAGAAGACGCTGATCATCGTCCCTACTACGTCCCTGGTAGAACAGATGGTCAATGACTTTAACGATTACGGGTGGAATGCGGACGACCATGTGCATAAGATATATTCGGGCAAAGATAAAAATACTGACAAACCAATCATTATTTCCACCTGGCAATCAATCTATAAGTTCCCAAAAAGATACTTTGATGACATTGACTGTGTTATCGGTGATGAAGCACATCTATTTAAGTCCAAGTCCCTCACAGGAATCATGACCAAGCTACACAATGCCAAGTACCGTTTTGGTTTTACTGGAACACTTGATGGTAGCAAGACACACAAGTGGGTACTAGAAGGATTGTTTGGAGATTGTGAAAGAGTAACTAAAACAGATGACCTTATTAAAGAAGGTTATCTTTCTAAATTTAGGATCAAAGTCCTACTGTGTAAACACGCACCACAACATTTTGACACATATCACGATGAGATGGAGTATCTTGTCGAACATAAAGGCAGAAATAATCTGATCAAGAATCTTGTCAAAGATATTGATGGGAACACCTTAGTTCTATTTAACTATATCGAGAAGCACGGAGAACCACTTTATGACTTGATAAATAGCAGCATAGACCCTGAACGAAAACTATTTTTTGTTCATGGTGGAACTGATGTAGAGGACAGGGAAGAAGTCCGTCAGATTACAGAGACAGAAAACAATGCTGTCATCATTGCATCTTACGGAACGTTTTCTACAGGCATCAACATTAAACGATTGCACAACATTATATTTGCATCTCCTAGCAAGTCACGCATACGCAACTTACAATCTATTGGTCGTGTGCTAAGAAAAGGTGAAGGCAAAGACATGGCAACCTTATACGATATCGCTGATGACATTGGCGGTCAGAATTATACACTCAAACATTTGAATGAAAGAGTTAACATTTATAATGATGAAAACTTTAAGTATGAGGTTATTAGAGTAAACCTTAGAGCAAATTAAATATGGAAGAAGATTTCCTAGCAACATTAAAGTTAATGACTGGAGAGGAAATAGTAGCTAAAGTTTGTTATCTTGAAGATGACGACAAAGTGCTACTAGAAAACCCTCTCCAAGTTGAATCCGCAAAACAAAGGAAAGGGCAGTTAGAAGTATCTGGTTTTTCTTTTAAAGAATGGATCAGCGCCACGTTTGATAACATGTTTATTATTAAGCGTGATCACATCATGACCATGACAGAAGTCGATGGTCAGATTCAAGAGTTCTATGAAAAAACTATTCAAAGATTAGAGAGCGGAAAGAATCTTACCAACAGAGCAAACAAGTTGCCCCGTCAATCTGGGTACTTAGGTTCTGTAAATCAAATGAAGAAATCTCTAGAAGATATCTTTAATAAAAGCTAGTACCTGTTTCTGAACCTCTACAAGGTTAATTGTACTGAGTTTCTGAGGTTGTGTCAAGCCCCCTTTACAAATCCAGTTCATCGTGTTACTATTAGTACATGATAATGGTACTAAACCATGGCATATGCAGTAATGACAAGAAAAAAGACTGAATACTACGTCAATAATAAAGAGTTCCTTGCTGCGATCACTGACTATCGGCAGAAGGTTCATGCCGCTAAGGAAGCAGGCAAGCCTCGCCCACGAGTCACCAATTACCTAGGTGAATGCTTTCTAAAGATCGCAACACACCTATCTTATAAACCAAACTTTGTCAACTATATGTTCCGCGAGGACATGATTTGTGACGGCATTGAAAACTGTCTCCAATACATTGACAACTTTGACCCAGAAAAATCTAAGAACCCATTCGCTTACTTTACTCAAATCATTTACTATGCATTCTTGCGTAGGATCCAGAAAGAGAAAAAGCAACTAGAGATCAAAGGAAAGATCCTAGAGAGGTCAGGATACGATGAAGTCATGCACACTGACACATACGATGGTAGTATGTCTGGTATGAATGCTTCCTATTCTGACATGGGCAGCATCAAAGAAAACATTGAAACTAAAATGAATCGGTGATGACTGACGAAAATGCCCTGTGGGAAGATATGAGGAGATTAAATTCCTTGTATGAAGAACTTTGCTGGGACTATGATGATGAACTTGTGTTCACACATGATGGCAAACGAGTGATTGTATTTAATAAAACGCAAGAAGAAAAAGAATGAGTGGAGATTATGAAACCTACGAATGGCATGAAACCCCCTATGGAGAATTCCGTGTCGAGAAGAAACGCTTTGGAACGTGGACTAGCTATGGTAAGGATGGTACGCCTCTCATCACAGGACTCACGAGGGAAGCTGTCACTCAAGGAACACCGTTCCATCTCGAAGGCGTCGCTACAAATTGGGCAAACTGCCGCACATCTGACCCGTATGACGGGACTGTTGGAGGAAAATTATGAAACAAACTGAAAACTACGAACAACTATTAGAACGTTTTAATAAACGTACTGCTCAACTATCTGAGAGAGCAGATGAATTGTACGGTGCATACACTGAGTATGTACAGATTCAGAAAGACCTGGAGAGGTTGCAAGGTTCTCTACAAGCGGTAGAATACCTAGCATATGGTAAACTCCCTGGCGATGGAAACCATGACGGCATGAAAGATCATAAACCCAAATGAAAATTGCACTGATTACTGACCAGCATCTGGACGGACGCAAAGGAAACCTTGCGTTCTGGAATTACTTTCAAAAATTCTACGATGATATCTTTTTTCCAACTCTTGAGAAGGAGGGTGTCCGCACCATCATTGATTTGGGCGACACATTTGATAATCGAAAGTCTATGGACTTTAATACTTTTAATCGTATTACTGAAAATTATTTCAAGAGATTAGAAGATTATGAGGTCCACATGATTCTGGGTAATCATTGCACCTATTACAAAAATACTAACAAGATTAACTCACCAGAGCTACTGTTAGAACAATACAAAAACATTAGGGTCTATTCTGAACCAAAAGAAATTCTTCTTGGTGGAAAAGTATTCCTGATGATGCCATGGATTAATCAAGAAAACAAAGCAGAATGTCTGAGACTGATTGCAAACAGTGAAGCAGACATTATGTGTGGTCACCTTGAGTGTGATGGTTTTGAAGTCACACCTGGGATGAAGTTTGACGGAGGTTTCAAAGTCTCTGAGTTTAAGAACTTTAAACGTGTGTGGTCTGGACACTTCCATCACAAGTCTAAGCATGGCAATGTTCAATACCTAGGCAACCCCTATCAGATGTTCTGGAATGATTATAAGGATACTCGTGGGTTCCATATCTATGATACAGAAACTGACAAACTTAAGTTTATCAAGAACCCTTACGAAATTTTTGACAAGATCTTCTATGACGACGCTAGTGTGGACTACAACAAACAAGATGTGTCTAGTTATAAGGACAAGTTCATCAAACTCATCGTCGAAGAGAAGCGAGACTACCAGATGTTTGAAACACTGGTTGATCGTCTTTACAACGTAGGAGCACATGATGTCAAGATTGTTGAAACTCTAGTTGATGCAGACAACATCGAAGATGCAGATCTGGAGACTAAGGACACAATGACACTCCTTAACGAATACATCGATGAGGTAGAGATTGCCGTAGACAAGACTGAATTAAAGTCTTTGATGAGAACACTATATATTGAAAGCTGCAATGTTGTCTAATGTTCGTCTTAACACTGGAAAACCATCCCGATGGCGTATACTCTGTATTTGACGAAGCAGAGGATAGGGTCATACCTATCTTCATTGAAGGCGACGATGCTGAAAGATATCTAATGATGATGGAAATTGATGACGATTATCCACCAATGCAGGTTGTGGAAATGGAAGATCATGTTATAATTGGAGCATGTCAAGACCGTGGTCAAAAGTTTTCCATTATCACACCTGACGATTTCTTAATACCCCCTGATGATCCTGAAGAATGATTATATTTGAGAAGATCCGTTGGAAGAATTTTCTATCCACGGGTAATGTGTTTAGTGAAATTGATCTAGAAGAAGGCAGAACAAATCTAATCGTTGGTAATAACGGAGCAGGTAAGAGCACCATCTTGGATGCCCTTACCTTTTCTCTGTTTGGCAAACCATTTCGTAAGATCAGTAAGGGATCATTGATCAATAGTATCAATGAAAAAGATTGTTTGGTTGAGATCGAGTTTCGTATTGGTAAGCTAGAGTATAAAGTTATTCGTGGAATCAAACCTAACAAGTTTGAGATCTATTGCAATGGACAAATCTGGAACCAGGAGAGCACTGTTGTAGAACAACAGAAAAACTTTGAGCAGAACGTGCTCAAGATGAATTACAAATCATTCACACAGATTGTTGTGTTGGGATCATCTACATTTGTCCCATTCATGAAATTGCCTGGTGGTCAGCGTCGTGATATTATCGAAGACATCTTGGACATCCAGGTGTTCTCTACGATGAATGTTCTACTCAAAGATAAGATGCGAGAGAACAATGAAGAAGTTCGTGATATTGATTATCAACTTGATCTTCTGAAAGATAAGATTGAGTTGCAGAAACAAAACATGCTTACGCTTGAGAAGAGAACTCAGGAAGAGATTGATCGTAAACAAGGAAAAGTAAACGAGTATAAAAAAACTGAGTTACAGGGTGCAGAAGAAGTTACCGTTTTAACACAACAAATCGGAAAACTTAATGAAGAAATGCAAGAGTATCAGAAATCAAATGAGAAATTGCAAAAGTTGAACACATACTTGATCAAGTTGACACATAAGTTGAACACATGTAAGAAAGAGCATGAGTTCTTTGAGAACAATCACGTATGTCCAACATGCACACAAGACCTATCAGAAGAATTTCGTAATGAAAAGTTACAATTAGGTCAATCTAAGGTCGATGAGATGAACGTAGGTTACGAAGATCTACAAAAAGCAATCTCTGATGAGCAAGAACGGTTCACTAAGTTCACTGAGTTGTCTACAGAAGTCAACAACATTAACACCACAATTTCTCAGACCAACTTCCAGTTGATGTCTATCCGTAAACAGGTAGAGTCTCTAGAAGATGAGATCAAAGAACTGCAGGGTGATAACGTTGATAAGAAAGCAGAGTATAGTAAACTGCAAACTCTTGTAAACGATAAGAAGACACTAGCTAAACAACATGCTACGCTGAAATCTGATCGTGATGTTCTAACAACCGCTGGTCAACTTCTGAAGGACAATGGTATCAAGACTAGGATTATCAAGACTTATCTTCCTACCATGAACAAGTTGATTAACGATTTCTTACAGAGGATGGAGTTTTATGTCAACTTTACCCTTGATGAGAACTTTGAGGAGCAGATCAAATCTAGATACCGTGATGTGTTTTCCTATGATAGTTTCAGTGAAGGAGAGAAAGCTCGTATTGATATCGCTCTTCTGCTTACTTGGCGTTCTATTGCTAAGCTCAAGAATTCTGTGGATACTAACCTCCTGATTCTGGACGAGATCTTTGATGGATCTCTTGACCAATCAGGCACATCTGATCTAGGATGGATCCTCCGTAATTTTGACGATAGTACGAAGGTGTTTGTCATCAGTCACAAGCAAGGTCTGGACGATAAGTTTGATAGAACCATCTCTGTGGAGAAGGTCAAGAACTTCTCTACCCTGAATGTGACAGTTAACGAAGTGACCCATGGACTGGTTGGCTAGTCCATTTCTTTGTTATGCTGTATACATCAGCAACAGAGACACATGTCAAACCAAGAAATCAAAGGTAACCTTGCCCGCCTTCTCGCTACCGAGAACCTTGTCGTAGAGCACAAGCAGTGCCCTACTGCTATGTTTGACGTTGATCGTCGTGTACTGACTCTTCCTCGCTGGGACAAAGCATCAGGAACAGTATACGACATGCTCGTCGGTCATGAGGTTGGACATGCTCTGTTCACACCTAACAAAGACTGGCGTGATATCGCTGACTGCCCTAAGGACTTCGTGAATGTCATCGAGGATGCTCGCATCGAGAAGTTGATGAAGCGTAAGTATCCTGGTCTTCGTAAGTCCTTTTCTGGTGGTTACAAAGAATTGAATGACCTTGACTTCTTCCGTATTCAAGGAGAAGATCTTGGTTCTCTTAGCTTGATTGATCGCATCAATCTTCATTTCAAGATTGGTGCCAACGCACTTATTCCTTTCTCTATTGAAGAGAAAGTGTTTGTTGCTCGTACTGATGTCGCAGAAACTTTTGAAGAAGTTCTGCAGATTGCTGTTGACGTGCATGAGTTCAGCAAGTCTGAGCAGGTGATGGAAGCACCTGTCTCTGCTTCACAGGACTCTGAAACTGAAAGCACCGATGACGAACAATCTGAGCAGCAAGAACAGACTGAAGCACAGGTTGAGTCTAGTGAAGATCAACCAAACACTCAAGGTGGTGCATCTTCTTCAGGTGGTGCAGACCTAGAGGATGTTCGTGACGACTGGTATGACGAAGACGGCAACCTTACTGAACCTGAAGAAGAAGGTGGTGCAGGAACTCAAGGTGGTGACACATCTGAAACTCAACGTGCATTTGACAGTGCTGCTTCAACTCTTTCTTCTCGTCATTATGGTCGTGACACAAAATACATTGAGATTTCTGACAAAGTTGATATAGATAATCATGTTGTTGATTGTAAAGTTTTGCATAGTTGGATTGACAGTCAGCAACATCCTAATCCTGAAGTCTACGAAGAGACAGATGGACTATACAATGAGTTCCGTAAGAAATCTCAGAAGGAGGTAAACTATCTTGTTAAAGAGTTTGAGTGTCGTAAGTCTGCTGACGCTTACGCTCGTGCTGGTCAATCTAAGACTGGCGTCCTTGATACTTCAAAGTTACATACTTATCGTTATAACGAAGATATCTTCAAAAAAGTAACTATTCTTCCTGACGGTAAGAACCACGGTCTCTTGTTTGTTCTTGACTGGTCTGGTTCTATGGCGAATGAACTTCTTGCTACTGTCAAGCAAGTTTTGAACCTGACTGCTTTCTGTAAGAAAGTGCAGATTCCTTTTGAGGTTTATGCATTCACCAATGACTGGTTTCCTGCACAACGTGCTATGGATATTGAGGAAGGTAAGGAGATCGATTACGATTCATATCATCACTATCCTGGCATCGAGAAAAACAAGATCTACATCGACTCTCGTATGTTCCACTTGTTGAACTTTGTTTCTTCTCGTTCTAACGCTAAAGAGTATGAGCGTCAGTGCAAAAACCTGTGGCGTGAAGCATCTGTCTACAGGAACTACACTGGATACCAAGCTACTATTGGTTGTGGTCTTTCTGGTACTCCTTTGAACGAAGCAGTGATCATGCTCAATTACATCATCCCTCAGTTCAAAAAGCAGAATGATCTTCAGAAGGTCAATGTTTGCATCTTGACTGATGGTGAAGGATGTCAATCTGGTTATGGTCATGAGATCTACCTTGATCATAAAGATGAGTACACTGTTCGTCCTCGTCGCATTGACTATGGTATCCGTCTTCGTGACCGTCAGACTGGTCGTGTCTATCCTGAGTTTGAATATGACACCATCACCAACATCTTCATCCAGCAGGTTCGTGATCGTAACCCTGATGTAAATGTCATTGGTTTCCGTATTCTTTCTGGTTCTCAACTTCAGGGTTTCGTTGGTCGCTATGCAACTTACGAAGGTTACTCTCAGGTTCAGAAGCAGTGGAAGAAAGAAAAGTCTGCTATTATTCCTAACCCACAAGCATTCAGTGCCTTGTACGCTATCTCTAACAACGGACTAGACGATACTGCTGAGTTCAACGTTGAGTCTGGTGCTAAGAAAGGAGAGATCTCTCGTGCATTCAAGAAGATGCTCGGCAGCAAGTCCACCAACAAAAAACTGCTCAACTCATTCGTTGAGTATGTCAGTTGACAAACTGGTACACTAGGGGTCGTCACTGACCCCACCACACCTTATACTATATTCATACAACACAAAAGACCAATGCCTTTCGCTCCTGTTCCTGTTTCAACTGACGACCTCGTTTCTTACCTTACCGACAAGTGCGGTACTGAGGTCAACACCAAGCAACTGTTTGAAGCATCTGAGCACTTCAACTGCTCTCTCGCTACTGTCAAGAAGCGTCTTAAAGATTATAAGCAAGGTATCGGTAAGTGGAACCTGACTGTTCAAGAAAAACTTGAGCAAACTTATCAAGCACCTGCTGCTGCTCCTGCAGTACAACAAAACCTTATCCCTGACAAAGACCCTAATTATGTTCCATTCGGTAACTTCACTGATGTCAAAAAGATCATTCAGTCTGGCATCTTCTATCCTACTTTTATCACTGGTCTTTCAGGAAACGGCAAGACTTTCTCTGTTGAGCAAGCATGTGCTGCTCTAAATAGGGAACTGATCCGTGTGAACATTACCATTGAAACCGACGAGGATGATCTTATTGGTGGTTTCCGTCTTGTTAACGGCGAAACTGTTTGGCATAATGGTCCTGTCATCGAAGCTCTGGAACGTGGAGCTGTACTTCTTCTAGACGAAGTTGACCTTGCTTCTAACAAGATCCTCTGTCTGCAGTCTGTTCTTGAAGGCAAAGGTGTCTTCTTGAAGAAGACTGGTCGGTATGTCAAACCTGCCATTGGTTTCAACGTTATCGCTACTGCCAACACCAAGGGTAAAGGTTCTGATGACGGACGTTTCATCGGCACCAATGTTCTTAACGAAGCATTCCTTGAGCGTTTTGCTCTGACATTTGAGCAGGAGTATCCTACACCTGCTACTGAGACTAAGATTCTTCAGAAGGCAGCAGGTAACCTTGGTGTTCTTGACGAAGAGTTCTGCACTAACCTTGCTAACTGGGCAGACATCATTCGTAGAACTTTCAAGGATGGTGGTATCGACGAGGTGATCTCTACTCGTAGACTCGTTCACATCATCCGTGCTTTTGCTATCTGGCAGAACCGTATGAAAGCTATCAAAGTTTGTGTGAATCGTTTCGATGATGAGACCAAGCAGTCATTCATCGAATTGTATGATAAGATTGATGCTGACGTAAACACTGAGGAGGAAGATGCAAACTCTTAATAAATTCCACGGATATCTGGGTCGTCTCGTAGTTCTACGGGGCACCCAGTCTCGCACTGCTAAGATCGTTGGTGGCGATGGTCTTGAACTTTATATGCAGGGGATT